AAACTTGCTTGAAACATCTTTTCGACCTTGGTGCGGTAGCCGGGGTCGGTTTTGTAGCGTGGATCGTTGACCATTTGGTAAAGCTCATCCTTGCTGGGTGCGCCTTCAAGCGGTGCGCTTTGGGTTGGGACTCGGCCTTCGTAGGCTTCGCGCACCTTCATCAACGCAGTGATGCCGCGAGCGGTGCCACCCATAATTTTGAATTCCTCGAAATCATCTTTTGACCAGACACCCTTGTTGACCAAGCCGCGAGCCCAGTCCACCATGCCGTTGACGATTGCGCCACCGTTGGGGCCCAGCTGCTTCATCTCCACAGCTGGGTCAACCATGTCGCCTTGCATCAGCTCACGCGCTTGGGTTTGCAGGTTGCCTACCAAGTCATCAAATGCAGCCTGCGACAGACTGTTGTCCTTTGCCCATGTGGCCAAGGTAGACGCAATAGGGTTGGTTTCGGCCTCTTCGCCAAAGGCCTTGAGGTCATATTTGCCATCTGCTGGCGCTTTGTGCTTGCCTTGGCTGATTTGCTTGCGCAGATCCGACCAGGATTTTGCAATGCCTTCTAGGTCAGGCTCGTTGGAGTCCTTCTTCCAGAAGTTTTCTGGCCAGAAGTCTGGCCGCTCCAAAGGATCATCGGGCTCAGACGCAGCCAACGCATCTGGCGCAACGGCTTTGTGGTCAATCTCTACGGCTTGTGGATTGGTCGGGGTGGTTTGGTCATTCACTTGCACGTTGTCAAGTAGGCCGGTTCCACCGGGCTCGACGGTTGCTGTGTCGTTCATAGTTTCCTTGCTGAGTTAATCCGCACCTCAATGTCCCTCACGACCGTCCTTTGCCCTTCAGCAAAGTAGGCGTGTGAAGGGTCTGTGCCCGGCACGGCGATGGGCACATTCACATACATGTGCTGCAACCACTGCAGCAGCTTCTGGCCATCCTCAGAGCCAAACACTCGCAGCGTCAGCTTGGCCAAGTCTTCGCGCTTTTGATCAACCTCGCGGATATCGCTTGGCTGGCCAATGGCTTCTAATTCATCCCAGCTCATTTTTCTGGCATCTCCATCATTTCGTCTTCATCAGCAAATGGCGACATGCCAGACTTGATGCGCATCTTTGCGTGTTCATAGGCCTTGTCCATGATGGATGGCGGCATATTTGTAAAGAATGATTTACTCTCCACATCTGTGCTTAATAAGTAATTTAATTCTTTCTTGGTAAGCGTTGGGACAATCAAAGGTATTTCCAGCTCTTTGCCGTCCATACCCACGCCCACAGATATCTCTGTAGACACATCACCGTCGCGTCTTTTGAGCTCGCCAAAATAACCCATGCCTTTTTTTTCGCCGTCTGGTCGGTTTCCATAATCCATCACATTACTCCTTCGGGGGCTGGTAGTGCTTGCATACCGGCACCAGCTTGGGCCTGCATGGCCATGGCTTGTGCGATAGCTTGCTGCTGTTGTTGATTGCGCATCTCTTCCATAAGCACGGCTCGCTCGGCTGCGGTGTTGCGCACGGCTGCAGGCACACCTAGCTTGTCGGCAAGGTAGTCCACCAGCACATCAGTCTTGATGACCAGCTGGCCATCGGTGCCCAAGTTCTGAGCAATTTGCATGTACTGCATGATGGAGTTGACCTCTTCCATGTTTTGCGCCATGGCCAGCGGAGCCACTGGGGTGACCTTGACTTCCAGCCCATTGACCCGCAGCGGCATGTCGATCAAGCCGCGCTCGTCCATCACTTCCAAGATCTTGGCGGTGACGGGGATCATGGTCTCGTTGATCAAGCGGCCAAAGGCAGATCCAAGGTTCTGGGCCAACTCCTTCATGCGCTCAACGATTTCGGTGGCCGAGCGTGCGCTCATGTTGTCGGGTGGCAGCGACTCATCCAGCAAGATCCGCTTGATACTTTGAGTCATGTCGTTGATCACCAGCTGGCTCACGTTGAAGTCGCCAGATCGAGGCAGGGCCAGCAGAGCGGGGCCTTGTGAGCCGCCATTGCGAGCCACTGGGATGATGGCTCCCGGCACAATCTTGACAGTGTTGGGGTTAAGCACACCATCATCTGCGGCGGTATATACACCGGCCACAGCCAATGATGCGTTCTTGAGTAGCAGCTCTTTGACCTTGTTCAGCGTCTTGATGTCGGGCAGGGCAGTCATCAATGGGCCACGGCCATAGATCTCGCCAGCCACCTTCATGTACCGGCTGATCACCCACGGGCTCATCTTGCGACGGCGGTAGACAATCTCTGTCTTAGATACCTTGTCGATAACGTGGTAACAGTAGTCGCCACGCTTGTGGTCATAGATCGTGGCCTCAAGCAATTCAATATCATCAGTCGGCTTGTTCTCTATGCGGCGCTTTAGATCGTCTGATATATCTGCGTCTGGCCACTGGCGCTGGATGGACTCACCCTTCATGCGCATGCGGCGGTAGACATTGTCCACTTGGCCGTTGGCACCTTCCTCGTAGCTCACCAAGAACAGGGGCACGGGGATGAAGTTGAGCGGCTGCACATCGCCCATGGCGATGTCAAAGTTGGACTGGTTCAGCATGGTGAACATCTTTTCTTGGTAGACCTCAAGCACAGCTTGGGCTTGCTGCCTGCGTTCTGGCGGGATGTCTGAGCCAGCTTCCAGCTTGGCCCACTTGCGCTGGGGCGGGAATACTACAGACTGCAGCCGATTGGCAAAGCGCTGGGTAGAGTTGATGGCGGTCGAGTCAAAGACGCGCTGCATCTTCTTGCTGCCTGTGGCGCCACCCTCCCATACGCCGTAGAGCTGGCGCTGTGGCAAGGCAAATTCGTAGGCATCTTGGTAGAGCTGCTGGAATTCGTCCTTCTTGGCTTGTGCTGCCACCTGCCGTTTGAGGATCTGCTCTGGTGTCAGGCGCATGCCGCCGGGTGTGTTCTTATCGTATTCCATATCAATCCTTTTGCAATTCGTACTTCTCCAACATATTGCGGCCTTTGGCTGCCAGCCTTGCAGCTGCGCCAGCTGTGCGCGGCACCGGCTCGCCCCACGCATTGGCTGCCAGCGCCAGCCGGGTGGGCTTGCCCTTGTCATCCACCAGTGGGCCACTTGGGTTGGTGTAGAAACGGGTCAGGAATGATCCTTTGCGACGCAGCGCTTGTCCTGCTGGGCTCTTGTCTTTGACACCCGGCTGTAGGTTTTCGCTTTCACCAGAGCTTTCAAACTTGCGCCGACCGGCTTCGGTCAGGCCACCCTCTGGATCTTTGTATTTGCTCACTTCTTTTCTCGCGCCGCAGCCATGTTGTCAACCAAGTTGGGGTAAGGCCTGCCAGCTTTTGCGGCACGACGCATGGCGTTGCGCTTCTCGGCTGATGACATTTCCTTGGGCTTGCCAAGATCTTTGGGCCGAGGCTTGTCCCAGACCTCTTTCACTTCTTTTCCTTGCCAGCCTTAGACATGGCAATGGCCACGGCCTGCTTTGGGTTTGTGACCTTGTCTCCACTTGAGCTTTTCAGCTGGCCAGCCTTGTATTCGCGCATGGTCTTGGCAACTTTGTCTTTCATCTTGCTTGATTTATCGTCATAGTGTCCGGGCATTATTCAGCTCCTTTTAACATTGGTCGGGTCATCTTGCGGGAAACAGCACCAATCCTTGCGGCCCGGCGCTCGCCCACCTCTCGCTTGAATGCGCTCTCAGCTGCTACACGCTTTTTGCCGAACTCACTTTCGTCAAACTTCTCTATTTCTGGCGCAGTTGGCGCGATTGGCAGTGTGGGCGCTTTTTCTGTAAATTTTGGAATTGGCCTTTCCTCGTAATATGTGTATGGCTCTTCCCAATACATAGGGCCTGTATATCCTGTTGTATTTATAGGATTCCAAAATGGATTGTCAATTCGTCTAATTCCTTCTTTTGCTACTACTGGATTTCTTTCTAATTCAGCCAGCACCTCGTTATAGCTATCAAGTTTTTGCTTGTACAAATTTTTCTGAGATTCGTATGTTGGCAACAAAGACTCCCTATAAGTCTTCATCTGCTCTTCAAACGGCTTCATCTTCTCTGTCACGCCAGCTTGATATCCAGTGAATGCAGTCTGATATTCACCAGTGATTGCATCCACATTTGATTTGTATTGCTTGACCAGCCGATCAATATCGGATGTGCTGCGCCGAGCGATCTGGCGTTGTTTGAACTGGGGAAGGGTCGCCATTACTGGATCCTCATGCCTGCGCTGCCCAGATCCATGCTCACACCCAGCTCGGCATCCATGCGTTCACCTGAGAGCAGGGATCTGCGGCCACCACGGGTGCGAGCTCTGAGCGCGGATGCTTCGGCAGCTGCGGCCTTGCGGCGCTCTTCGTCGGCTGCGGCCTGCACTTCCTTAGCCTTTTTTTCCATCTCTAGCTTGTTGGTTGCATATTGGGTTTGAGATGTCTCAAACTGCTGGCGAGCGGTGTTGGCTTGCTGCTCAAGGGATGCGCCTTGCTTGGCGTATTCGGCAGTCTGCTTTTGCAGCTCAAGACGCATGGCTGCTTGGTCGGTTTGCTGCTGTGCCAACGCTGCGCGTTGCTGATTTTCAGCATCTCTGCGAGACTTTCGCCCTTCATTGGCAGAGTACACAGTACTAGCCACAATAGCTGTTGCAACCCATGTCATATCATTTCTCCATAATCAAATTGTTTGAATTACTTGTGAATTCCAAATACTCTTCATAAGTTTTTGCAATCACATGATCCTCAACCCGCTCAAGATCTGTCTCTTCAGTTGGGTGGTACGTTGTCCATACGGTGTCTTCAAGCACCAAGACCGCTCGCTTTGTGCCCGGCTTGGATACAAACGTATGCGGTGCCACAAGTTCTTCATACCCAAACTCGGTTGCAACCAAGCACCGTCCTTTTGAAATTGTGTTTACATGCGAATGCTTGTGAATCTTCCCAACAACCAAAGCGCCAGCAGGCATTTGTATTTGTCTCGCATACAGGCCCGGCGCAAAGACATGCTCAAGATGGCATTCAACCTGCGACTCTTTGCGCATGACTGACTCCATCTCCAGCACCTTGGTTCTGAATTCTTGACTCACCAAAGCGCCAGCAAACGTATCCATCACAGACACATCAAAATTTGACTCGCCATGTTGCGCTGTATTCATACCAACAGATTCTATTGAACTTTGTACAAGGGGCAATTACTGTATATCGTGGCGATATATAGCTCATGCAAACACATCGAAGTCGGTGCTGGCGCTGGACTGGCCCATGGGTCTGCCACCCAGCTGGTGGGTGCGGGTCATGCGGTTGTACTCACCGCCGCCCAGCATTAGATATCCGAAAGAGTCGCCAATGTGTGAGTGCTCGTTCTTGTTTGGCGCGTCGCGGAAGCGTTCTTGGCCAGCTCCGACCGCCACCCGCTTGAAGTGGTAGCCACCGGCCAGCGCTTTGCGCAGCAGCTTGCACTCGCGGTTGACAATAAGCCCCGGCTTGCCGGTGATCAGGCGCTGCATGGGCGCAGCCGAGGCCTCACGGCGCACCTTGAAGTCGTTGCTGGCCGTGGGTTGTGCTCGCAGCCCCAAGGTTTTGAGGTAATCAAAGGCTGTGACCTCATATATCGCATCTCTGGCCATACCGGCTGGGTCGCCCCAGATCATTACTTGGTGGTTGGGGTAGCGCTGGTTCAACTCAGCCAGCAGCTGGTGGCCAAAGCGCTCCAGTCCCATGTCAAAGGTCACGATTTCTTGGTGAATCAGCCACCTGCCGTTGGGCAAGCGCTGGCCAATGGTGGCAGCTGGGGTCAATCCGAAGTCAAGCCCCACTTGGATGGGCACATTGGGCTCAATTTCAGTCTCACCCGACATGGTTGAGTCCTCATACTCTGGCCAAACGGGCCTGCCTTCTTGCACATAGGTGTATTCGCCGCCGGCATAGCAGCGGATCCAGTCCAAATTCTTGCCAAGCAGCATTTGCTGGTAGTAGCCGGGCGGCAGGTTGTGGATATTCTCAGCCTTGGGGTTGACCTTCCACCACTTCCCCGAAGCAAAAATGTGATCGTTGGCCTCTGGCATGTCGGGCAGGTTCTCAACGTCCACGGGCACCACGCCGCCGGGCTGCTTGAAGAACTTCCACGCATACTGGCCGGTCATCTTCTCCTTCTCAGCCATGCGGTGCCACCAATGGTCATCATCCATGGGGTTGGTATCCATCCAGATGCCGTGCCAAGTAGCCCCGCCATCGCGTTTGGTAGGGTATCGGCCAACCCGGTGGGTCAATCCATCGATCACGGCCTTGGGCAGCTCACGCGCCTCATTGACCCAAGCGCCAGTCAGCTCCAGCGACAGCAGTTTGCGCACATCCTTTGGTTGATCAAGGGCCAAGAAGATGACCTCACAGTCAATGCCAGCCGCGTCACCACGGGCAGGCAGCCGGATGTGGTGGGTGATAGGCGGTGTCCACAGCATGGGGCCAAAGGTGCCTTCTGGGAACAGGTCAAGCCATGTCTTGATGGTGGTGGTTTTCAGCATGGGGTAGCTGTTCCTGACAATCGCCCAGCGGGAATACCTGACGTTGTCAATCGGGCTTGGCTTTTGTTGCACAGCCTTGATGAAGATCTTGGCCGCGCAGCCATAGCTCTTGCCCGACCCCACCGGCCCCATAATCCCTTGCACAAAGTTCTTGCTCTGGATGAAGTCGTAGATCACCGGCGACTCGCTGAAGTCTAGGTTGAGGCCAGCCATCGGCACGGTCTTGTCGGACATCTCTTTGGTACGGCTCATCTTCTTGCTCCAGTTGTCTTATCTGCCTTTTGCGCCACATCACTCACCCCGTGGTGCGCTGTGGTGGGTGGGTGTAGAGGGGGTAAACAAGCGCATATCGTGGGTTCATTTCAAGAAACATAGCTGGGTTATGTATTCCATCATTACTCACATAGTTCATGCGTCCAGTTTCATCATGTTGGAACATCCACGCCACAGGCTCTTGGCTTTCCAACTCTGCAATGGCTTGGCGTAGGGATGTTATGGCTTCATCTTCATTAAAAGTTGTTGGCTCATCATGCTCTGCCAATGTTTCTTTCATTGATTCCAACGCTTTGAGCCACTGTTTCAATACTTCAATCATGATTCTCCCCTTGGTGCCACAACATTGATATCAATCACAGACGGCTTCTCAGAACCGTCATCAGGGTTGTCAAGCAGTCCACTTGCCTTGGCCAGCAACCGCAAGACACCCACCTTGTCATACAGCTCAATGTCCAGCGTGGAGTACACATTGCCCTCAGAGTCCTTCTTGCTGTTGACCTTGATGCTCTTGATCGCATGCAGCGCGTGCTCTGGTATATCGCTTGACCGCTTGACAGTCACATTCCCCTGCTCATCCCAGCTCATGATGTCTGTCAGCTTGGTGTTGGCCATGCTCAGCAACGCATAAGCCACAGCCTCCTTGTTGGCCATGATGGTGGTCGACCTCTCCAGCCTGCGCTGCACAGACCTCACCCCACCCCAGTTGGTCAGGGGAGGGATCACAGTTGACTTAGTCCTAGTCATCAGAACGGTATATCGTCATCATTGTCCGGCACCGCAGCCTTGGCCGGGGCAGCATAGGGTGTCTGGTTGTAGCCACCGCCACCCTGCACTTGGCACAGGTCGCCAATGTTCAGACTGATCCAAGGCTCACCAGCCGCAGTCTTCTTTGACCAAGCACTCACCCAGCGAACCTCACCGTTGGGCAGCATCACACGGCCTTTCAAGGTCGGGTGACTGTCTGTAGTCTTCTTGTCGTTCTTGAACAGCGAACCGCTGCCAGCTCTCATCTCGTATGCCATCTAAAACTCCTTTGGTCGATTGTCGTTGAAAAAGTGGGGAAAATTTCGGGATGGGCCCCGTACGCTACGGTGTGGGGTGGGGGGGCAAGGGTCGCGTTCCGTGCGCGTCACCGTGGGCGGTACGCCTGCGCACCCGCTGGCGCATATATGCTGAGGTCTGCGCCTGCCAGTAACCAGACACCCCTTGATGCGCTGAGCCTGTACAAAACCCATACGTTCGTTTGATGGATGTACCCATGGGATTACAAGGCCTACAAGGCGCTGAAGTGCTGGGTGGCTACCTGCGTACCAACCTGACCTTGATCGTGGCAGGAAGGCCTGCTGCCGTGGCTTGGCGGGGCATCGATTCATCGGGCATCTGCCTGCAACTGCCGGATCCCAGCCATCAGGATTGCTGAAGTGGGCGTGATCCCCTCGGCTCGGTACAGCGGCAGCAGGGTGTCGAGGCTCTCAGCGATCTGCTCGACCGTCAACCCGTCTCCGACCAGCTCGTCAACTTCTTGGTTGTGCAGAACCTCTAGTCTGACTGTAACTAGTTGTTTGTTTAACAAGTTATTAGAATTAACTTCTTTAACTTCT